AGTCCAGGAATCGTTGTGACTGTTCAGACGCCAGATGTAATTGCGGCCCTTGCTGTCTTTGCGTTTGGAGTAGCCTAGCCACGCCGTAGCGTGACCGCCTCCACCGCGAAGGCTGACGGATTCAAGAACGCCATTGGATGCGTAGAACGAATCGTTCCAGGTCGAGCCCGTATGCACCGCACCTGACCCACTCGCAAGGTACTTGTAGATGTCATCGTAACTCTCCAACCACGTATGCGAACGGATGCGATAAGGTGCCGCCTCAAGTCGCATCTGGTCTGTAATCAGGCTCCTAGCGTTCGATGGATACGGAGTGCGATACGGCAACGCTGATTCGAGTAGATAGCCGATCTCCTTCGCCACTCGCAAGCCGCCGCTAATCGTAGAACCTTGATCGCGTCCTAGCAAACCGTCGATTCGCTGTGACTCAAGGTAGGCGAACAACTGCGAGAATTGTCTTTTATCGCTAACCGCTCCATGCCCTAAGGCTAACAGATATTCGCCGCAATTCGTCAGCGAAAAGCCTTGACAGCTCCCCATGTTTAGTTGCTTGTCGTGCCTCATTAACTTTCGCGGGTCGATTTCCTCAGGTGCTGAAAAGTCTTTTAGCGCAAACGGCATCGAGACAGAATTGCTTTGCAGTTCGTCGCGTCGCTCGAGAGTTGGGTCGTAGCCTGTAAAAAATTCCATCTACCACGCTCCCGCTATGTCTCGATTCAGTTTCGCAATCTCGGACTCTTTACCCTCAAAGCTAGCCGGTAATTTTAACTCGTCGATTGCGTTGTAAACGCGGTCTAGTGCTTCTCGTTGTTTCGCACCCGCATTCGCCGCAATAAATTGCGTCCATTGCTCTTGGTTCACGATTTCACGCTTTTCGATCTTCGATGCCGCCTCAAGAAATGCCGCTCGGTATGCCGCTCGAATGTTCGGAAGCGTCGATGCTACAACGCCCTTGATGTCGGCGGGCTTGGGATCGACGTTAGCAGGCTTCTGGAATGCAAAATAGATCGCACCCGCAGCGATGATCCAAGGTAGCCAATTCGGTTCGGGCTTACTCATCGTCGCTCGCTTCCGCCTCGATTTCGGCCTCTGCGTACAGTTGAGCCGCTGATGGAGCGTTGCTGTATTGGGCTTGAGGGATCGCGGATAGAAACCCGTTTTCCTTTGCCCAGAAATACAACCGGATCGCCATTTGAACCAGCATGATAACCGTCACCGGGTCGAGGCCGTAAACGGTCTTCGCATGTTGGCGATAAGCCCTACGGAATGCTTGACGGTCGCCGCCAGTCTCGTTGTAGATTCGTATTGCGTCGTCTGGACGCCATGCCGTTTCGCATCGCTTAAATAAACTCACTTTGCCACCTCCGGTTCGATTGGCTTAACCTCAGGCGGTCGCACTGAGTAGCCGAGAATAATACTGCAAGCTAAGTAGACCGCCATCGATATTTCGTTGGGTGCAACTGGTATTTTGTCTTTCAAAAGCGTAACCGCGATAGATGCCAGTGCTGCGATGACTCGTGGGTCTTTCAGTGCGTTGGCTAGTTTGCCAATCGGATTGATAGAATCGCCCATGATGAGCGTACCGATTGACGTTGCAATCAACTCAAGTTGCTCTTGCGTGATAGGCAACTTGTCCTTGAAAAGCATTGCGGCTATCGATGCAGCGAACGCGATAAACCGCTTTGAACTCGTAATGGCCTGCATACAACCCTCCCTTGGTTCCCTGCATTGTAGCAAGTGCGGAAGGGATTGCAAACTTTGGCTAGATGATGCTTCGCTTTCTCAAATCCTCAATCCAGTACTCGCCCTCAGCCGCCGAAGTCTCCGCAGCGTAAACCGCAACGGCAAGAGCCGCCCAGTAGTGGCTACTGACTCCGAACAACGGCCCCGGTGCTTTCTTCGTGCCAACCACTCCGAAGCGGTCGATCAACGCTTGGCGGATGTTTGCATCTTTTGCTCGCATCGAGTTGCAAAGGTGCATCTTAACCGACTTCCTTGGCACTAGCTGTACCTCGGTGCCAATGGTGCCCGCTAGCCACCCGATACCGGCCACCGTGCGAAATACTTCTTGTCCGACCGCCATGCCGTAGGACTCGATCCACTCGCAAGCAACGGTTTTAACCTTTGCGAGCATCTCGCGTTTTTCCCACTCGGTAAAACGAATAAAACTGGAAAACGTGTCAAGTTCAATAACCCGCTGCTCGTCCGCATCCCACCACACAAACGCATGCTCTTTCGGCCCTGGGTCGATGCCTAAGATTATGTTTTTACTCACCGCTCACCTCCTCTTTGAAATCTTTTTCTTTGGTTCCATGCTTTGCGAGCTGTCGTCTTAAACCGCATGATCGGCCCGTCGGCATGGCACTTGCAACATCTAACGCGATACTCTTTATCTTCGTCGACTAAAATCTCAAACCACTTCTGATCGCTATTGCCGCAAAACGGGCATGGTTTGAAACTAGGATTCATTACACTCACTGCTCACCTCCATCTCCTTAATTGCTCGATCTAAATACCACGCCGCTTTTTTGAGGTCTTCTAAGCCTCCTTTGTTGTCGTATCGCCAAAGGTACTTTATCACATTGCCGCGAAGGTACGCTACGAAGCCATCGCCTAACGCTGCCTTGATCGCCTCAATGCACTCGATGCCACCTTGGTTGTAGTGCGGTGGGTGATTGACGTTGTCGGGCTTAAAGCATTCGTTGACGGCTGGGGCAGGTTCGACTAATCGCAAGTCGCATTCATGAAAGCTCGGAATAAACTTTCCGTCGAAATCGACGTTCACTAACACACTGCCGCCAGATGCAACTTGCTCGGCTACCACTCCAGGCGAACCGTAAAACGCACTTTCCTTGCAGGTAGGCGTAACCCTGTCACCCACGTTAAACCTAAAAATACACTCGCTCATTTCTTCCTCCTTCTCAAAACTGGATTATCCGGCCTGACGAACTTCGCCAGTTCCGCTCGTAACTCTTCGCTCCGATCCCTAAACCGCGTCCGGTCTTTCGCCGTCTTCGCAAGTTGCGATTGCAGTGACCTGATTTCGCTCGTTTGCTCTGCGAGCAACGCTTGCAGATGCTCGATTTCTGCGGCTAGCTCGCTGTTTATCCTTTGAGTACTCCAAATTGGTTTGTTCATCTAAAAGTCTCCGTGAAATGTTTCCGCGTCCTTAAACGCATCGCTGAACCTCTTGCCGTCAAACTTCAGGTTAAACCGCCCTACCTTGCCGTTACGCTGCTTCTCAAGCAATACTGCGGCATCTTGGGCATCTCGGCTTTCGCGGTGCAATAGCATCACGATATCCGCGTCCTGCTCGATGGCTCCTGAATCCCTCAGCATGTTAATACTAGGCTCTTCGCCCTCAGCCGCTCGTCCAAGTTGGCATAGCACCAACAACGCTATGTTCAGCTGCTTGCTTACCCTCGCAAGTTCGCCGCTGATCTGTGTTACCCGCTCGTAAATTTTTTGATGCGGGCTCGATCCGCGAATGAGCCCAAGGTAGTCAACGATAACAAGCCTCACGCCACGCTTGGCAACTTCCGCCCGCAGCCGCGATTCGATCCGAGCCATCGAGATACCCGCCGCTTGCCACACGTAAAGCGGTAGTTGTTTTGCTTCGCTGCAAGCCTTTAGCATTCGCAAGCAATCAGCATCGGTGTAACTTGCATTCTGCATTTCGCTAATTCGCATGTCGGCATTCTTCACAAACTGCCGCTGGCCGATCTGCTGGTTGCTCATTTCAAGCGATACGAATAGCGTCTGATCCCCGTTCGCCGCCGCGTTTTGGGCAATGTCCATCGCTAACGCCGACTTTCCGATTGACGGTCTGGCGGCAAGGATTGCGTACGATCCAAGCGGAATCCCGCCACTGAGGGCCATATCGATCTCCCTGAACCCAGTCCGCACTACCGCCGCTGTTCGCCTGTTCGCTCTCGCGTCTTCGAGAGTCTCCAGGTAATCGCCCATCAAGTCGCCAAGGTGCTGAACATCCTCACCGCCGATGCTCTTGGCTTTGAGCAATCGCTGTTGAGCGTTGCTGACAACCGAATCGGGATCGAATGCCAACGATGACGCCTCTGTCACCGCCCACTCCAACGCTAGCAACACCCGCCTACGCTCCGCCCATTCCGCGACCTGCTCCGAGTGGTAAACGATATGCCCGGGCACGGTCTTTGTAACGAGGTCGGCAAATCCAACATCGCCGCCGATCTTGTCGAATACGCCACGCTTGCGAAGTTCCGAGAGCATTACCGATTCGCGGTGGAACTCTACTCCGTCTTTTGCCATCGCTTGAAATGCCGCCCATGCGTCCGCCATCGGCTGATGAATGAAGTCGGAAGCGTCCAGGGCGTCCGCAACCGCGTAGAAGTCTCCCGGTCGCAGGATGATACCAGCAATCAACTGCTCCTCGATTGCTTTGCATGTCTCAAAGTGGCTTGGATGCAGTGGCATTATGCTGGCTCCCAATTTTCGTCGATAACAGGTAGGGTTGATTTTTTGGGCTTGGGTGAGTTGTAGCCACCTTGCCCTACGTTACTTGGTCGATACTCAGGCTTAATGCCTTGGTACTCGTTGCCGATGGCGAACTCGATTGCATACACCAAGTGAGACGGGCTGTCATAACCTCTTAGGGACTTGGACACGTTCGCCCGGCTCTTGATCTTCTTGCCGATGCTTGCTCGCATGGCTTCAAAGTCACTTAGGGCTTGTCTTACCTCTGGAGTATCGAACCCCGCTGGTATGTCCCACTCGCCTAGCGAAGCGGCTTTGCTTGTCCCCTTAGGGGGTAGGGGGTTATTTACATTTGGAAGTAGGACGTTGGAAGTAGGAAGTAGGGAGCATTGCGTTGGCATTGCGTTGGCATATGCGTTCGCATTGCGTTCGCATCCGTCATTTTCCGGTCGTGCTTTCGGATTCCCTTTGTTTTCCTTGCTCCATCGCTGTTCGGCTGATCTTTTCGCCTTCTCGATGATCTCTAACTTTTTCGCTCGCTCGATCTCTAGTCGCTCGTTGTACAACTCCCCAGCATTGCCAACGCATAGCTTTCGCATAACCGACCGCATATGCGTTCGCAATGCGTTCGCATCGACTCCAGCAATCTTGCAAAGTGTCGGCTCGTCGTCAGGAATCGACCCGTTTGACCATTGATAGCACAACAGTCGGATGTAAATTCCGACCGCTTCGGCCTCCATGTGGTAGGTGCCCGCAATGAAGTCATCAGCAAAGAAATCAAACGAAGGCGGTTTCTTGCGTGCCATGTTAGCACCTTGTAAAAAACCCCCGGCGGATACAAGGGCTGGCACCTATAGCCGAATGGCTAAGAATGTACCCGCCGGGGAATTGTGTTGTGTTGAGTCAGGTGCCAGCCAGACTTCGCTAAATTGTACTTTTCGTTAATCGCTGGGCATATGCCTAGTCAGACTACTCAAAGGAAACTGCTATCTTTTTAGGCTTGAACAGAACCGAACCAAAGAACGCTGCTATCTCGTCGCAGTTACCGTGAACCACGTTGAGTTTAGCACCTTCATTTGGAGCAATGGTAGCCTTTCCGCTATCGTCAATTGGGACTTCCCGCCACCACAGTTTAGCCTCTCGATCCCATCGAAATCCGTAAACCCTAAGCCAAGGCGAAAGCCGAAAACCTTCACCACGAACGATACATACTTTTTCCATTTACTCACTCGTCACGTTAAAGGATTAAAGAACGCCCCGCCCCTTTCGAGGCGGAGCGTGGAGGTTGAGGCGGTAGTTTGGTGAGACACCGGCACTTACCGCGCACCAGCTCGTTTGGCGGGATTCCAACGGTTCAAGTCGTTAGCACCTTTGCCCAGGCGAGCCAACCTTTAGTCGAGTGCAGGCTGTAGAGCGTCAAGTTCCATCAGGTCGAACAATGTCGGAGCTGTCAGTTCGCGCTCTGCCCGTTCGCAGAACGCCACGCCGAATTTCCAATAATCAGGATTTAACTCGACGCCCCAACCCTTTCGCCCCATCTTGACCGCTTGGTATGGCGTTGAGTGGATGCCGCCGAACGGATCGAGGATGATATCGCCCTTGTTGCTGTATCGCTCAATCAGTCGCTCAATCACGTCTAACTGCAATGGGCAAACGTGATTTTCGGTAGTCTTGCGACTCAGCTCAGTGTTTAGCGTCTTGATGCGGATAATATCCGTCCAAATATCTTGATTGTTCGACACTGGAGCGAATAGCATCATTGACGCCGGCAACCGCCCGACCTGCTCCACCGCTTCGGTAAACGCTACGTGGTCTTCGTAGTTGTACCGATGCTGCTTTGCGTAGGCTCTCCACCAGTGATAGACCTCTGATGTAGTCATGGTCTGCAACATCGCAGGGCTTGCGAGTTCGTTGCCGCTTGACCGCCAAATACCGCTAGCGTGAATCTGCCAACGCGACCTAGAGTATTCCGCTTTGTCTTTAGTAACTGGATCTGGCCCGTTCGCAGTTTGGTTCGGACTCATCGAGGGATCGAACTTGCGAAACAACAAAACAAACTCAGTTGAACCGCATCCCATCTTCGTTGAGTCTTTGCTATTCTCCGTGTGCCCTAGCCGGTACGTCTGTGCGTTCTCTCGAACCACGTCCGTATCGATGACAATTCGCCCCATGTAGATAAAGCCATGCTGCTTGAACGCTGCTACGGTCTTATCGCTGAACTCGTTAACTGAGTACATTGCGTTTCCAGTCATCGTGCCGTATTGGATGCGGTCTTTCGTGTGGATGCAAGCAACACGCCCATCTTTAAGCACCCGTAGCAACTCGGGAACTAGAAAATCGAATTGCTTAAAGAATCCGTCATCGCCCTGATTGTGTCCGAAGTCGTTAAGGTTCGGACTGTATTCGTAGTGATCGGAAAACGGAATCGACGTAACGATCTGATCGACGCAACCATCAGGCCACGTTTTCAACTCAGCAACGCAATCATTGTTGATCGCTCGATACAGTTCGCCGCTAACCTCAATCCGTGGAACACCTAGACCGCGTTGAAACTTCATTTTTAGCATGTCTCCTGAAAGGCCGTTTTCTCTGATGATTTCCCGCATTCGCTGCGAGAGTTCGTTATGTCGCTCCCATTTCCTCCGCATGATTAACACCGTGTCAAACTGCGTCGAAGCGTAAACAATGTGAACTTGAACCGTCTTTGTTTGCATGAACCGCTGGATGCGGTGAACCGCTTGGATGAAGTCGTTGAACTTATCTGTCGGCCCGATGAAGACCGCCCGATTGCAATGCCGCTGAAAGTTGCAACCGCTTCCAAGTAACTCAGGCTTGCTGCTAAGAATCTGCAATCGCCCATCCGCGAAATCGCTAACGATCTGTTCGCGTTCTTCTAACTCTTGCGAGCCGTAGACCGCTTTGCTGTGTGGTATCGCCTTTTGGATCGCTTCGCGTTCGCTCTCTAGGTAATGCCAGACTAACCAATGCTCATCAGGCTCGGCGTTGACGATTTCAACCATCTTATCGATGCGAGCATCTTTGGTTTTTCTTCTCTGCTTTGCAACGTGCTTTATACCGCCGCCGGTTTGCTCAAAGAGAAGCGGATTGCCTCGACTGTCAACGCACGATCCAGCCTCGCCAAGTTCGCCCGGCACTTCGTGCCAATGCGCTTCCAATTCCGGCATCGAGTACCCCGCATCATCAAAGCCTAAGTCACTTGGGGAATTGACAAACGCCGCCCACGATGCAACCCAAAGCCAAAAGCGTTGCGTCTCATGCGGATATAGTTGAAGGTTGCCAGCTTTCTTGCTGTCGCGTTGAAAGAATCGCGTCATCGCTTGCCCTCGGTCCATTACGCCCAGGAAGTCGGCGTAGTTAATCAACTCGATGAAGTCGTTAGGCGATGGCGTAGCTGTAGCCACAAATCGATACCGAACGTCACGGAACAGCATCGCAAATTGTTGCGTTGTCTTTGTTCCGTAGGATCGCAAGCAACTAGCCTCATCAAGCATCGCACCTGCAAACCGCCTTGGATCAATCTGACCGTCTCGCACTCGCTCATAGTTCGTAATGATGTACGGGCTATCGCAAGCATCAACCTCGGCATCCGTTCTGCAATAGACAACCTTCACTCCCATTCGCGGCCCGTCGTTCTTGGTGAACTCTTGGCGAACGCCTAAAGGGGCGACGAATAGAACTTTGCCGCCGGTCTTTTGGTGTATCCATTTGCCAAGCTGTAATTGCTGTACAGTCTTGCCTAAACCGAAAGCCTCAAACAATGCCGCGCGACCTTTTCGGATAGCCCAATCGACGCATACGACCTGATGCGGCTTGAACCAATCAGGGCAAGGCGATTCAGGCTCAAATCCTTCATCCGCAACTACGGGTGCTTTCGACCGTATAAACTCTTCGTAATTCATCTCTATCAACCTCCGTTACGCCAACTCCCTCAGAGCAACCGTTGCCCCTTTGCTTGTCGGCTTGTAGTGTCTCGATCTCCCTCAGCAACTCAATTATCATTGCCGAGAGTGTACCGCTAGTGCCCGTCCAGCAATTCGCCGGGCCAAAGCATCTGGCGTGCTGTTCGATCTCAGTCAGTCTCTCACGGCTTATCGGCATCCGCATCCCTCCTTACCCAAACCGGCCTTTATGGATGCCCCTAGCGAACCCAATGCACTCCCATAAGCAATGAGCAATGTAATTTGCTGAATCGCTTTCTTTTAAGATATGCTTACACAACTGCTTGCTATATCCAGTTGTTTTCCGGCCTTGCACTTTCATCAGCATCAAGTCGCCCAAGCTCTTGTCGCTAGTCTGCATGATCATAAACGAAAACTTAAGTCCCGCCGCATACTTTCCAAGCCTACGAACCGCTTCCGCAAAGTGCTTGTCGATTTCAGAAAAAGACTTCGACGACTGTGTTTCCTCGTCGCGTCTCCTGTCAAACTCTTGCTGTATCAACTTTTTGCGTCTGGCAATCTCGATTTCCTCTTTCGTTCGTCTAGTTCTCATCCGCATCCCTCCTGACTGCTTCTGCAATCTCGGTAGCTGCGTCCGCAAATTTGGAAACCTTGTGATCCAAGTAGTTCTTGACGTCTGCAAACTGCTCGAACTTCCATCCAGCAATCTCGACTGCAAAACCGCCGCTACTTAGTGGCAAGCGATGGCCTACGATGTGCGACTGAATGCCATGCTTTCGCAGTATGTGGTTAGCTACGCGGGCTTCGTTGTTGGTCATCATTCACCCGCCTTTTCTACGCATGGCTTGCACATTGCTAAACCGTCGGGAATTGAAATAACCGCGATTCCGCATTTGTGACAAAACGACAAATCCATGCCGGATCTATCGAGTAGTTCAGCAAGTCTAGTTTGGTGCATAACTTCCTGATCAACAATAACTCCACGAAGTTCTTTGCATCTTTCGCATTTTGCCTCACTCATCACAGCACCTCAAAGCCTTTCGCGGTAATGCGGATGGTCTGACCGCCTGGCATGCTGTAGTCATATCCTTCGAGTAAAAAGAAATCAGCAACAACGATCTGCCGGATCGCGTGCCATTTGTTCAACTCGTTCGCAATCGCAACCCTGTCATCACCGATTACGACCCAATCTTTTGCACTTAGTGACCAATAAGCATCACTAGCAAGCCGCTCTTCATCCTTGCCGAGCAATCGCCATCCGCTGGGGATCTTATCGCGGGATCGTGAACTATCCGGGATTTCCGGATTGTTGGCAATGCGTCGGCGATACCAAGCGTCATCCCGCTGAGTCTTCAATTCGCCTGCGTAAACCCAGCCATTGGTTTTGTAACTAAACCACTCATCTCCCGCCTCTTTTTCCTCCGGCGGAAACTTCTCGAGAAGTCTGTACCCTTTGCCTGGATCGGGCTTGTTCTTTAGGATCTCCGGCGAGTCGTAGACTTGGCAGTGCTTCCAGGGTACTCCATCGCGGTCTACCCACTTAAACTCTTCGCAGTTACCGCGATGAACACCGCCTAGGTACTCACCGTACCGCCAATCGTCGTCATCGTCATCTCGCACCCTGATCTCAACCGCCTCACCCTTCATCACCCTAGCAACATCATCCGCCGTTGCATCACGCCAAAACTGTTCAATCTTGTCACTCATTGCGTCAACCTCCCAACTCTCTTCCATTCTTCGCTGACCGCAGTTGGCACGTTGCCCACTGCCCGTCGTAGTTCAAAATATGCGGCCCTCGTTGCGTCAAACTCACTCAAGCCGCCGTCGATCATCATCAGTGCAACTCGTTCGCGGAATTCCTCAACTACTGATGCGTCGCTTCGTATTCGCACTTCACGCAACGCTGAATCGTCAGTGGGCTGTTGCATGTTCCGCACCACCACTTCGCCGGTAGTTCCTTGCCTTTGTAGGCTAGTCGCTGAATCATCGGCTTTATGCTCGCCCATACCGCTCTTAGCCTTTCCGCTCGTTTGGTTTCCATGCCGACTAACTGATCGTTGCGATGCTTCGCAGCAAGTCGCTCTAGTCGCAATGCGTACTCGTGGCACTTAGCCTCAGCCGCCAAGCCTAGCACTATGTCAGAGTAACTACAACCCGCAGATACACCTCTAGCACACGATCCGCAGTGCGTCTTACCTTGCTTGATGTAGAACTTGGTCAAGCGTTTTTCGCAGCATCTACACCGCATTTAGCCCCTCGCCTTCCTCGACCTCAAACGAAATGCGAGTGACTGCAAACGCATCAACGCTCACTGACTTGCTAGGCTTGTCGAGCCATAGCGAATAATCACCATTTCGGTTAACCATAACCCACCGCTCGATCTTGATTCGCGGCTTGACTTCCACGAGGTCTTCTTTCATGTCTCGGCATGTGCTTATAAAGTATCCACTGCTTCCCCACGATGCGTTGATCCACCCGTCGCTACACTCTATCGCGCCGTGAATCGGATGTGATCCAGCCCCATCAGTCGCGTAGATTCGCACCTCTCGACCGTCCCGCGTTTTGTACTGCTTGTTTTTGTCGATCATGTTTAGTTCCTCGCCATTGGCATAATAACCCCAAGAACGTCACCGGATTGCAATACAACCGGATCGCCTGATTGCTTGTATCGCACCTCAACTGTTTGCTCCTTGCCGAGGCTTCGCAAGAAGTCTGCAAGATAGGTATGGTCAACGGTAAGTTTCGCTGGCGCGTCCGCTTCGCATCCCATCACAACACTAGACGCTCCAACCTCGGCAGTCTTTGCAGTCGCGGTCAGTTCGCCGCTACTGATTACGAGGTCGATGCCCCGGCTGTCTTGATCGTTGACGATAGCGGCTTGCCTCACCACCGACAAAAACTTCTCGGCATCGCACTTGAGCGTTGATGCTCCATCGGTCGATGGTACTACCTTTCGCCAGTCCGGATAACGCCCTTCGACGAGCCGCGTCTGTAGCGAGATGTCGCCGCAAACGAACACCGCTGACGCATGGCTAATCATCACGTCCACTCCGCATCCTTCCGCCGCTATGATGCGGCCAACGGCTTGCAATGGGCGAATAGGCACAATCCCGCTGACCGCTGCAACCTCACCGGCAATCTGACAGGATGAGACTGCAAGCCGCCTACCGTCAGTCGCAACGCATGTAAGCCTATCCGCGATGTCGAATAGCACGCCGCCGAGTTGATAGCGTGTTGACGTCAGGTCAGTTGCGTAGATCGTTTGCCGAATCGCATCAGCAAGGGCAACGCCGGGTACTCCTGCCGCTCCTTCTGCCGCGTCAATCTTGACCGATGGGAACTCGTCAGGATTCGGCATCGAGAGCGTAAACCCGCCCGATTGCGTTGTGATACGCAGTTGGTTATCAACCTCAATGTCAACCGACTCGCCGCCGCAATCTTTAAGGATGGGAATAACCTTCGATGGGAGCAATAACGCTTTCCCCTGACTCGAAACATATTGAACCGCATCAGCGACATTGCAAACCACCGACAGTTCATTGTCAGTTGCTTGCATGTTCTTTGCATCGTCGCAAGTGAACTTCACATATCTTAGCACTTCGCTTTGTGGCTTGTTGCCGACAATTGACGCCGCGATTTCTAGCGACTTGAGAAACGGCAATCTTTGGACTGTGACTTTCATTCCTAACCTCCATTAACTCGTAACGTACCGGCTTTGCTTGGCATCCTGCCAGCATCGCCAACAATAACAACAAACGCATCTTGCTATCCCCCAAAGGATCGGGCAGGAATCGCACCTGCTGTGCTGAGTGGCTTACCGTGATCTCAGTCGTACTAAACGCTCCGACCCTCACCGCTTTCGCGGATGCCCTACTCAATCGATCCGCTCACCAACGCAAATTGCTTGCGAATCTTTAGCGGGTCGGTCGTGTTGATAATCAACGTCTCGATCATCTCCACCGCATCGCCTTGATTTGTGCCGTTGCCAATCGCAACGCCTACGGATGGTTTTGCAATTAAGTCGTTTACACCGTCTAGCATGCAATTGGATAGCGTACCTACTGATCCACCGACCGCCGCAACGCAAGTGCGATTAGCCGCCGATGTAGCCTTACTAGTGATCTTGCTATTGCTGATGGCAAAGTCGCAAGCACTTAAAAACAATGCGTTGCTGTTTCGCGTTGTAGTCCAGTCCAAGTAGGTGGCTTGGATCGATGGACGCGACGTAGGCGAAGCGTATGTTTGCAGTGTACCGCAAACGCCAAGAGCATCAGGCCCAACAACAACCGGATCGGATGCCGTGCCGTTGACGATTAAAGCCCCGTAGACTTGCATAGGCAAGCCCAAGTTGCTGACTCGGACATTTACGCCAGCCTCAAGGATGAGCGTACCACCGGCACGAATGACGACTTGCTGCGTCATCGTGTAATTGCCCTTGGGCACAACAACCGTCTGACCAGCCTCAATAAATCGAGCGGGAAACGGAGTCTGTGCCGAAGCAACTGAGCCAACCAATGCCAACGCAACCGACAAAACAAAACGTAACATCTGAAAACCTTTCAAAAAACAAACAAACAAAACTGAATTGGTAAACTACTCAAACTCTTTCCGCATGGCCTCGACAATACCTCCGACGCGTTTAACTGGAGTTGATTCAACGTCGATAACGTCATCAGCAACATCAGCCGACAACGCTCGGACTGCTTCGGTGTCATCGATCACGCACCAACCACGGCTGATCGCGTAGTGCATGGCTGTTTTCATCGCCATCTCGACGAACCACCTATGCCACGGATC